GAGGACACCATATTGAGCCACTTGCGAACAGGTCTGTTACTGCATTTACCCTAGCAATCTTATCCTGTCCACGCGAAGGTGTAAACTCTGTAACTGGAATCCCCATAGATCTAAGCTCAAATATCAAAGGCGCACCAGAAGCTTTCTTCTCCACAATCATCTGATCAGGCTCAAACTCCATGTATTTATCGTATGCTGCACGTTTCAGATCAGGAAACTCTAGCTTTTCTTTGAATGCATCAAGCAAGATTATGTTAGGCTTTCCCTCATTGTAGAACACACCCCATGTCGTGCAGGCACTATAGTCTGATCTTTGCGTTTTAAGAAACGCTGTATCCCAAGATTGTATGATAGCCTCGCAGTGGGGCGGCTTATCGCTATCCCATTCCTGCCACCATTCTCTTTTGATAAGCGCACCTTCCTCAGCGGTGGGATCTTGTTGATACTGAGCTGACCATTTCGATACAGGAAGCTCTGCCTTCAATGCGTCTAGCTCTTCTTGCGACCAGAACTCAGGCCATAGAGGTTTACCTGATGGCATAATCGCAGGGAACTCTATCACTTCCCAGTCATCCATGCCCTGTCTGTCTGACGTTGATTGTAGAATCTGCCCAGTCAAATCACGCTTAGACCATCTGGTCATCACAACGATGATAGCTCCTCCTGGTTGCAGACGCTGCCGTGGGCCTGACGTATACCATTCGTAGACTCTGTCGTAGACATCGGCGTTAAACTGCCCTTGCTGCGCGTCCTGTTCGCTGTGAGGGTCATCTATGATCAAAAGATCCGCACCTTTACCAGTAACCGCACCGCCAACACCAATCGCAAAGTAATCACCTCGCTTGTTTGTGTTCCATCTACCCGCAGCTTTGGAGTCTGATGACAGGGTAATGCCACTAAAAACTTTCTGGAAATCATCTGACTGTATCAGGTTTCTAACTTTACGACCAAATCCTACAGCCAGTTCTGCTGTGTGTGCCGTCTGAATAACTTTCTTTTCGGGGTATTTGCCAAGAAACCATGCAGGCAAAAGGAAAGAAGCAAACTCTGACTTGGTATGTCGGGGTGGCATGTTGATTATCAAACGCTTTAGTTCACCTCTTGCCACTCTCTCGAAGGCATCAGCCATCTTTTTATGATGAGTGCCTGATATAAAACTAGGCCACATCAATCTAACAAAGCTAATGAAGTCATCTTTGGAAGCAGATTTGTTCTCCACTTCCTCTAGTTCTGCCAGAAGATCCAGTAGTTCTACCTGCTGCTCCAAAGGCAACTGAGATATCTTGTCTTTCATTGCTGCAAGTTTTTGCATCATCTCTCCATTTTAAAGGTAGGCAGACAAAAGGGTGGGGTTGCCTACCTACCAAGAGACAGATAAGGGAGAATTTCTATCTCGAAATATAGTATATACTAATATATATATTTTAAGTATATATATATATTAATATTATATATATATTATATTATATATATTATATATATTACAGGTGGCACAATGGAAGTTTCAATACCCATGATATGGAATATTATCGTCACGCTCATTGTAGCGCCTATGGCGTGGTGGATTAGTCACATGAGCAGTGAGTTAAAACGACTCAACATCTTGCTAAACATGACGCGAGAGAACTATATTAAACGAGAAGATCATCAATCAGAGCTATCTAGGGTGGTAGATCATCTGGTTAGATTAGAAGGAAAGATAGATAAACTAGCAGAAAAGGTCTGAAGACGGGAGATATTCGGTTAGGGTGCAGGCATCGATCCGATTAGTTGTGTAGCAATGGCAACAGGAGCCTTTAAAGGTCTCAAAGCAGCTATTGGTGCAGGAAAAGATTTACAAGATATGACAGGACAGCTTGCTAACTGGGGCAAAGCTTTCTCTGACTTCACGAATATAGAAGAACGAGAAAAGAATCCTCCGTTCTGGAAGAAGACATTCAAAGGTTCTGATGAAGAAACAGCTCTAGAGATCTTTGCTCAAAAGAAAAAGATGGAACAAATGAGGGCTGAGATAAAAGATCACATATCTTGGACATATGGCCCCAGTGCTTGGAAGGAAGTCTTGGCAATAGAGGCAAGAATGCGTAAACAACGCAAGGATGAGCTTTATCGTAAGCAAGAACAGATAGATGCTATGATAAATTTTGCTATAGGAGCCGTTATATTCCTAGTTAGTGGTGGTATATTGTTTGTTGCCTTCTATCTTTTAGGCCAATGGCAGGGACGTTGGTGATTCTCATGCACAATAAGGATTGTTTCTAGATGTGGGTACTACTATGGCTGCAATTAGTTAGCGGAACCTTCGATCATTACCATGTTGGTAGCTATTCTAGCGAAGAAGCCTGCAAAGAAGCCAAGGCAGAAGCTAAAGTTCTAGTCACTACCACCAACTCCAAAGTCGTATGCATCAAAATTGAGCGGTGAAATTAGTTCAATTGAACAAATACAAGTGGGCGGCACTAGATGAGGACGGCACTATCCTTATTATCAGCAGTAATCTAAACATTGTTAGAAGAAATGCAGCAATAATAAAAAAAGCTCGCTATAAAAAGAAATATAACAGGCGAGCACAGCCTAAGTGATATAACATATTTCGTTTTTTGAATGTATATTATAGAGGGGGTGTAGGATTCCTAGCGGTTTGTAATCGTTTGTGTGGAACATCATGTATATGTACGAGCGCAGGCGTAACGCAGACAGGGGGGTGGGGGATAGGTGGGGTAATCTAACACATTATAATTTTATACGCACACGGTTCGACCCAAAACATCCAGA